TTCCAAGCCAATCGATTATAGAGTATACCTTTTCCATTATCCAATCTTGTAACTTAAACGGCGGGCCTTCCGACTCGTCAAACCCGAATAGTCCTTTAACGAAGTTTATTGCCATATTCACTGGTGCAAATACGAAGTCCTGCAACTTACCGAGGGCACCAAAGAGAGTCATGTCTTCTTCTGTGAACGTGAAAAGATCCGTGACTACGCTCAATGCAGACGAAACTCCATCAAATATAGATCCTATAACCTGCTTAAATATATCAGTAAAGCTAAACGAATCTAGAACTTCCGCTGCTTTTTCAAATCCTAGAGCTCCAGCAACCCACGAAACGACGTTCTTTAACAGATCCAACGGGGCTGCAATTAGCGACGTGAAGAACCCAGAAAGCGCACCCTCAAAGGCACCGAGTATACCACCTTCTGCGTAACCATCTATTGCACCCTTAATCGTTTCAAACGCTGTCATAATGATTGCGATCGGGGCAAATATCTTTCCCACAACGCCAGCTATCTTTCCAATCTGCGATCCTAGAGATCCAAACCATCCTGTTATTGACTTAAAAATACCAGCTATTTTTCCAGGCCCACCACGAGGACCGGCCAATTCCTTTAAAGTAGTGAGAGCGGTTCTAAACGGTTCAATAAGAATATCTATTGTCTTTCCAACGGATGATATTAAAGCTGCAAATTTTGAACCAGAACCACCGGCCGAACCGGCAGGAAACAAACCCTTTATACTCTTAATGAAATTATTAAACGCGTCATCTACTGCAACTCTTACAACCCCGGCCCTAACCTTAAAGTCGTCAACTATTGACTTAAACCCAGCCGCTATCGAAGATATTCTAGAAGATAAGCTTACTTTAAAATCGTCGAATATCTTTACTAAACCCGGGGCGAATGCTTTAAAGTAAGTTTTTATTGCTGTTAGTTGCCCTTTGATTAGACCGATCGTTGCCCCAACACTTAGAGCAAGAGCCGCAGCCCCGACCGCAAGTGCTGCAAATTTACCTAGAATATTTTTACCAAAGAGTGCAGCTTTTTCAGCTTCGCTTACTTGCAGATTTAACATTGTTTCCAATATTCCGGTCTGTTGTTTTATTTGATCATACGTAGACGACAATATCTTAGTCTGTGCTTCAATTTGATCATATACAGATACCATAATAGATTTAAAAATTCCAGCCTCAGATGACGCAGATCTGCTAGCGCTAGGCTTCAAAATAGATTCTAATATCCCAGTCTGTTCTTTAACATGGTTATCTACAGATTCCATTAATTGAGCTAGGTCGTTTACGTCCGCCATTTTTAGTTCCTGCTTTCCTCTTGTTTCTTAACAAATTCGACCAGCAAGTCGAAATAAAGATCTCTTTCATAAGGCATCATATTTTCAATTTCTGTTATTGAATACTTGTGGTGTTGAGCCATTCCGAATATTTTTTGGTAATACATATAGAGATTTGTATGACTCAACATCAGATAAAAAAAGATTGAATTCCTTCTACAACAAATGTCTTTTTGTCACCGTTGGAATTTACGTATGGTATTTCATGACGAACCTTTGGAATAGTGTCAAAGAATTCTTTCATCTGTTTCACTACGTCACTGTGAAGGCTCTCAACGAAATCATCAACTTCTTTCTTTGAAAAGTCTTTAAAGTTATACACCGTGTCCTCAGACGCGAGCTTATCCATGCAAGAAATTAGAATCTCAAATGAAGAGTTTGTGGTTATCTCTTCTTCATTTAACATACCTTTAAACATGCTTATAGAAGGATACTTTAAAAATAATGTATATGTATCATCTATCTTAATTCTATTAACGTGTCTTTCATCTTTAATCACTTTAACATTTGAAATTTCCATCGAAAGCTTAATCTTTTCTTTCGTATCAGGATCTTCTATCTCAAATTTTATTTCGTTATCTACGGACTTTGATCTAAGGTTAATGAGAATATATTCTAAGTCAAAAACTGCAAGATCTTCTGCATCAAAATCAATAAGGCAATTATTCACGATCTGATTTACCGCATTCATCATTTGTGTACTATCTTTTGCTTCTTGGGCAGTTAACAGTATCTTTTCTTCTTTTACCGTAAATGGTCTAAACTTAACTATCTTGTCATTAGAAGGAAGTCTCAACTCATATATCGGTAGATCAATCTTAGGTAGTGCCATTCTATAGTCTCCTTATTATTTAAAAATATTCCCAATTGTGTTCAAACCAGTTTTTATTTGAGAGAACCCATTGTTAAAGTTATTCAATCCCGTATTAAATCTTGTGAGAGCGTTAACTGCATCCTGAATTGATGTTGGTAGTCTTCCTTGGTTGATTAACTGACCAGACGTTCCAATTCTGTTTATTAACTCAAGGTATCCAGTCCCTCTCGTGTCTCTCTGCGTGTATGTTCCTTTTTTGAATCCTGATACGCTAACTCTTGAGTATGCAAAATTCACAGTAGCAGTTGCGTAACTGTCGTTGTCAGACCAAGAAAGAGTTTCTCCAGATACTTCAGTAGGAAACGCGTCTTCTAAAACGTATTCATAGTAAATATCTTGAGAATCAGTACTATAGTTCTTAATTGTTATTCTGGTCGATATATCTCTTATATACCCAAGTTCGTATGGTAACTGATCGTTAACTGATAAGTATCCGCCCCTAGTCGTATCAAAGTTAACTACGCTTTGCATCCACTGATGAAAGAAACTAATAACCTGATGATCTGAATCTAGCATAAAAATTGCGTTTACTGGCGTAGGAACCATTTGAACCGGAATGGACTGTCTAATGCCAAAGCCGTTTGGATAATTATCTGTAACGCTAACGTTTATGCCGGGCGCTTGAACCGCCTGACAAAAGAACGTTAGATCACGTAAAGCTATACCTCGTATAACTGGGGCATTCGCGATTTCAACCACAAATAAGTTCTTACGGGCAGCGCCGCCGTACTTATTCATTGTGCCTTTAAATTCGTTTATGTTAAATGGCATTATCGCCCGCCTCTTATGATCTTTCTTGAGTCTTCCCAGACTTTACTCTTACTTGCGCCAACGAAGTTTTCTGTTGGCAAGAAAAGTGCTACGTCCCACTCTGATGGATTTATGTACACAAGCCTAGTCCTTACTTGTGATGCTAGATAGTGTTTCACGGTTGGTCTAAATTCCTTGTATTGAGATGCACCGTTCAATAGACTATATGACGCCCTTAATTTAGTAGTTTCATCAAACTTATCATTCGATGCAACATTATATAAAGCATCCATTAATTTTGCTCTTTGTGTGAGTGGCAAGTAGTGAAAGTTAATACCAAGAAAGCCACCCTTTGCTCTATTTATCGGGAATATAAGAGGAAACCTATCATAGTAAGGAAGCGTATCTTTATGTTTTGGATCGTACACAAACATATACATATGGCCGATACGAAATCTATTCTCATAACGATCAGTTCCCATTTCACGTATGAACTTGAGTTCCTTGTCTTTAAACTCAGATTTCGCAATACCGTTTGCTTGGTCTCGGTACCAATCACGCGCGGCCTTTGTTCTCGCTGGCACCTGCCCAGAACGAATTCCCTTTAGGAGAAGATCGTCAAAAACCTTTGCTACCATATTACTTAATTCCTAGGTGATCTTCGGTTATAACTTGAAACTGCCAACCCTTTTCGGCGCAGAACTTTTTTGCTGCAATCCATTTTGCTTCGTTTACTCCGTAGGTCTTCACTTCGTTAATATACCTTCTTGAAACTCTACCGGATGGAGTAGCATTCTTCTTTCTTATATCCGGTGGCTTGGTTTGAGCCTTAGGTTTTATCTCTATCATAATAGTCTCGGTAACACCCTCAGCAGTCTTTTTCTTTAGAACCACGTCTGGAAAGTAACGATGCATTCTTCCATCTATAGGAGATAAGTATGGAACTATGTACTCTTCAGAAGCCCACCATAATACATCTGGGTGATCATCTAGATGACGAAAGAACTTAAACTCCCAAAGAGAACGATAGGTGATTTTAGTTGGATCGCCATTATACTTCTCTGGATGTTTTGGTCTAAATCGGCCTTTGTAAGACATGTCTTTCCGTTTTCAATATAAATAGAATCAATCTCATATCCTATTTATAAAGGAAACTTGCGTTGCCCCCACCAAACTCGCCTCAGGCTGCCGTTAGAGGTAGCAAAGGTTC